AACACCCATTCCTTTCCTTCCATAATTCCATTTACGAAAGCATTTGGAGCTGAAGGATCTGCAACAATGTCAATTGCAGCCAACATAAAATCTTCTTGAACTTCTTGATAGCCATTCTTGGCCTTCAAAGAGCCCATTCCTCTCGTTGACACACCTAGCTGAGCACCTTCGTCAATTAGGTTCTTTACAATCTTTCCCATTGGAGTATCAAGAACTTTGGCTTTTCCATATACGTTCTTTCCATCCTCATTAAGTTCCTTGACTATGTGGGAAACTCTGTCAAGATTTACTGTGGGTCCTGTTGGGTGGTTGAGTTCACCGAGAGCACGCCCTTTATTTACATATTCTGTAATGTATCTTCCAGTTTCTTTGGCAAGCGTGTTTTTTGGATATATTCTTCCATTTCGATTTTTTACATCAGATTGCATAAAAATGCCTTCAATGAAGTAATTCTTTTCTCCATTGCCAACATTTTCTTTAACGTACTTAATATCTTCTGTAAGTTCGGTGATTAACTTCATTTTTATCCCCAGTTTCCGTAAGCTGGATTGCCCCATTGTCCTAATAACCACCCAAGATATGCTCCTGGGCTGCTAGCTGGACCAGAACCTTGCCATGCATTTGGATTATTCCAATTTTGGAAAACATAATTCCAACGGTTAACCCACTGAGGAGGAGCTCCAGCTGGTGGTGCTGGAATATTTCCACCTGTTGGTTCGGGTACTGGTGCTTTATCACTGGGTCTCATTAATTCTGGTTGTCCAAATCTAGCCATTTCGGGTCTATCGCTATCTCCAGCGATACCTGCAACAGCCATATCTTCAAAAATATTTTTTGATATCTCTACGTATTTTTCCTGCAGTTTAGTGCCAACTTTCTCATAAAGAGCCTTGGTAGTATTTTTTTTGCACTCAACTGCATTTTCTTCAATTACATCTTTGATAATTTGTCTTGTTTTTGTAGTCATCGAAACAGTCCTTTTGCTTTGTAGTAAAAATCTAAGTGATTGTTGAAAGAATTTATTGATGTAAATAAATTTTCTGTCATTAATTTTTTATTTTTGACGTTTAAATTGTCAAATAATTCTTTCAGTGCCTTTATTTCATTTTCATCAATATTTATAATACTGCTATCTTTTAATTGAATTTTTGATGGGTTTTCCAAAAAAGATACAAAAACTTCTAAATCTTTTGTTTTTGGTAGAGATTCTTCTTTAAACAAAATTTTTCTATAACTTTCATTTAAAGAATGTGTAATTGCTTCATTAAGTTTTATGGATAAACTTTGAACTAAATTTTTTTTAAAGTAGTTGTCTTCTTCCTCTAACAGTGCATTGATTCCATTTTTTATAAGTTTATAGGATATATCATTCATGCCGCTGGAGCTCCCTCTTGTTGCCCTTCAATCTGTTGTTGTGCCATCATTGCCATTTGTTCTGCCTGGAGTTTTTGTCTATCTTCAGACATCTGGGTATCCATGAGCTTCATCTCTTCCTCGGTCTGCCTTAGTATGTTTCTTTTTACATAATCAATTGAAAAATATTTTCCAAGATATGGTTCTACGAATGATAACATTTTCATTCTTTCAGCCATAATTTCTGTTTCTTTTAAATCCCAGAAATAATTATCCGTATTAAAAATAAACTTTATGTCACTGCGCATCTCCACCCAGTCGTCTTCTGTCATTATTCCTTTAAGAATTACTTGAATTCTAAGGAAATCCAAAAACATGGTAGAAAACTGGTAACGTAATCTTTCTACAAATTTGTAGAACTTTACCTCTTCTCTGGTTATTTCAACTGATCTTCCCATATTAAATCCAGTTTGATCAGCCATAAGTCTGCTTAATGGAACATTCAGAGAAGAATAAAGTTTCTTTTTAAAGTAATCAACATCCTCGATCTGAGACATGGCATTTCCACCAGGAAGAGTGGTAATTTCAGTTCCTCTTGAACCTTCTCTTCTTGGTAACCAATAATCTTCCAAAACAGAAAGATGGTTTTTTTCGTCTCTAACTTCCCCCGTTGATTGATTATAAATCAAACGTTGACGAAATCTACTCATCATGTCTCTCATATATTGTTCAGCTTTTTGTTTTGGAAGCTGACCAACGTCTACGTAAAAAACTCTTCTTTCGGGTGCTCTTGCTACTCTGTACACCAAAAGAGAATCCTCAAGTTGACGCAACATATTCAGAGGTCTTATGGCTTTATGTAGATGTCCTAAAACTCTTTTTGTATTGAGATCTGCTATACCAGATGGACAATAAACAACACTGTCTGTTGAAAGTTTTATTCCAGTTGGACTAGTAGCAAGGAATGTGTCTTTTTCAGTATTTGTATAAAGATAATACTCTTCAATATCTTTAATTAAGGAAATAATTTGTCCAGAATGCTTTTCTGTTTCCTTGTTTATTTTTCTAATTTTTTTTACTTTTAGAGGATCTAGTGGAATAATTTCCTGTATGCCTTCATTTGGCTGATCTTTATCAATTACAATATTATAAAATATTTTGGAATCAATGTACCAACGTCGAAAAACTTCATAAGATTTTCTATTAAAATCAAGTAAATGTACAATTCTATCAAACTCTTTATAAATTTTTATTTTTATTTGTTCTGGAATTTGAAGATCTTTTACATCAATTTTTACTGGCTTTCTTTCAGTTCCCGGAACAATTGCAGCATTTACAATTTCATCAACTGCGTTGTCTATTTCAGGGTAGACAGACATGTTTCTGTATTGAATTATAGAAGCATTTTCATCTCTTAGATTTGCTCCATAATCAAGAGCAGAGCCATAAAAACCTCCAGCTTCTACTGTTACTGTACCATCAAATATTTCCGGAGCTGCAAAAGATTTTATTATTTTATCTTTTTTCTCTTGCTTGTCGGCTTTTTTATTCCCAAACTGGAACCCTAAAATATCAATTTCCATTTGATTCCTTTATTGATTAGAAACATCTGTCACAGATATGTAGTCATAAATTAGAACAACATCAAACATGTTTATTGTGTTTGGTCGATTCATGTTAAAATTTATCGGGTTTATGACTTTTGGCCAACAGCCATATAAACTTATTTGTTTTATTAAATTATTTCTATTTTCATCACCATCCAAATTTATATGATTTACTGTCCACGTTGTTTTAAAATTATCTGGATTGTGATTTAAAATCTCATTGTTTACCAAATTTTTATTGTGATCATTTAGTTCATTTTGCCACTGTTGAAAAGCTTGCCACAGATTTCCTTCTCCAACGTCATCTATAATTGATATGCTCCATGGAGAATAGCTTTTTTCTCCGGGATAATGTGCTTTGCGACCTCTATAATCATAACTCATTGTCGTAGTTGGAAGCTGTGGAATTTGAGTGGCTCTAATATGAAATCGAGAAACATTCTTGTTTGCAAAAGGGATTCTTCCGGTAACAAAAAACCTGTTTAACCTAGTACCACCAAAGAATTTTTCTTTAAATTCATTTAGCATTAGTTTATAGATCCTATGTTAATATAGTCGTATGTAAGCGTTACTCTGAAAACAGCTGGTTCAACTGAACCCATGTCCAGGGTCATGGGCCCTATTTCACTCGGCCAACACTTATAAAGATCTATTGTTCTTAATACATTTCCATTTAAATCTAACTGCTGAACTCTCCAAGTAGTTTGAAGAGAACTATAATCAAAGTCGGAGTTTCTCACTGTGTGATTAACATGTCCATCCAATGCCTCTTTCCATCTATTGAAGGCTTTCCATATTGTTTGATTTCCACTATCGTCGTAAACATCTATTCCCCAAACAGAATATGATCTATCTCCGGGTACATAATAAGCTCTTCCTCTATATGGAATAGCAATTGTTCCAACTTCAGATCTTGGCAGTGAAGCTGCATATATTTTTACTTTTAAGTCTTCATTAGAAGGTGCACCGACGCCAGATGGCCAGAATCCAGAAACCTGGAATCTGTTTGCTCTGGTCCCCCCATTAAAACCCTCTTTAAAATCTTTTATGGAATTATTAGCCATATTATGGTATTAGATTTATGTTGATTAAGAAAGTATCTGTTCCTGCTTTTGTTTTTACGTTAGCTTCTATTGTCAATGAAGTTTCAAAGTCCGGGCTGTTATTTGTAGAATCGCAGATTACATCTGATTCAGCTCTTACTATTGCATATGAGTATCTATCCAATATTGCTTGACATTCTCTTTCAACAGAAGCTCTTGTCGTAGCATCATTCAATTCAAACAAGTATTTAATTCCAACATTTGTCATTTCTTTTGTAAGTGTCTTCTTTAGGAATGCTGGCCCAAATCTGTCATCTATGGTTATATCCGCGTTTGATCCCGTTGCACCAACATAATCTGAACCTAGAAATACTGGGTTGTAATTTACATAAAAATTTACTCTATTAGTTTTTAACAAAGTTCTTGTTGTTGAATACCAATCAACAGGGTTTATTATTTTTTTGTTTTGAACTGTCGAACGGTCCAACCCTGCCATAGAAACAAACAATTCTTTTACAGATTTTGCTCTGTTACAAGCTCCAGCAACATCAGCAATCGCTGAAATTTGATATTCTAGTTCCGCGCCCGTTTGTAAAGTATTTGCGTTGTATGTTGTTCCATTTGAACCATATATACTAAAAATTCTATCAGAAACTGTATTTCCAGAAATAAGATTAAAGTTGCTAAAATATGTTCCAAACTCTGCACCTGTAGTAGATGTTCCTTCATTTTTTGATGGAAAAATCCCAGCCATATATGGTTTGTTTTCCAAATACTTGCATAGATCTCCATTTGTTGTGTTTCCAAGAAGAATTTCTATTCTATTATTTGAAGCTGATTCATAAAGATCCAAACCAGTCGTAGATCCAGAAATAACAAGTAATCCGCCGTAGGCAAGATAGTGCATACAGTGCATTAGATCTCTGCCTCTAGGACCATTCAATTCAATTTTTTTTGCGCTAGTTTGGTTAAAAAATCCAAATGTTCCACCACTCCCGGTATATGAAACAAGTGAATGTGTTACTCCCGTAACCCCACTAAGTTTATTCAAATCTGCAATAAAGGATGCAGGAGTTCGATATACTAAGTAGTTGTCTCCACTACTACCAGCTGGAGGATTTCTTCTGTAGTTTCTAGCATAGATTAACCATCCAAACAAGCCACCTGGATCTTTTTCAGCTGCATTATCTTTTCCACTAAAATCGGGTTTTACAAAGGAACTTCCTGCAACGATTCCTGCGTATAATGGATTTGCTGATGGAGCCGTGGTTCTAAATTGTATACTAGAAACTAAGGAATTCAGATTTGGGTTGCTATTTGGCATTATTCTACCTATTTCTAAAAATATTTATAATTTTTTTAAACAGGATGCCAAACTACTTGACCGTCCGAAAAGCTATCTCCTTCACTATCTCTGTTTTCCATCATAAAGAGAACATTATCCTCTTCGGGTGTTTCTGGTTTTGAGTAATTAAATTTTACACTATCGATTAAATCGGAATAATAATCTTGCCGGCTTAACCAAGAAAAGAACACCAAAGTCATAACTAAATCATCATTGTGGCCATCTTCGGCTTTATACGTGTTTGATTTTGATACAAAGGAAAAAAGTTCCTGTATAATTCTTTCATCATTTAGTAGAATTTTATCTTCCTCTACCAATCTTTTTAGTATCGCACATCCTAATTTTTTTGTCTGTGCTGTAGTTTTTAGTCCCATCTCATTTTTACCTACTCCACCAAACCCTTGAGATAAAATTTGTCCTTTGCGACCTAAAATTTTAGTCATTAATAAGTTTTCATATTCTAATTCATTGTAAAGACTATGAGATACTTGAGCGCCAAGATCATTTGTTTCAACTAACACAAATGCATTATTGTACTTTTCTCCAATCTTTTTTATTATTTGGGGAAAATTAAATGGACTTATTGTATTGTTTTTGTATGTTGCAACAACTTTATAAGGTGATTGTGATCCTTCTATGACGCTTATCGCAGAATAATCTGATCCCTGTCCTCTAGCAACATCTACCATTATAAAATAGATCCCATCTTGTTTTGGTTCTTCAAAAATTCTTAAACCATCAGAATCTTCATACAAAAATTCTTCAGATGCCAATACATTGAGTTTTGTTGAAGATATGAGAGTATTTGAAGAACCTAAAAAGCTGCAACCATATTCTTGTTCAAACTGTTCGGGGCTAGTGTTGGCTATCTGTTCTTCCGCCCAAATATCATCTCTTTTTGGCCCACCAGGAGTGATAGGAACATCTCTCCAATTTACATCAACAGGAACAAATTTATTTTTTAATTTATGACCTAAAGGTCTGTTGGCATCTACCCAAAGTTTGTGAAAATGATTCATTCCGTTTGGAGTAGATACAATTATTAATTTTGTAGTTGTACCTGCAGAAATTGTAGGGTACGTAGAAGAATAGAATTCTTCTGCAATATAAGAAGGCAAGAATGCGTATTCATCTAAAAGAAGTAGGTTAAATGACCCACCACGGATTGCAGAAGATGAAGTTGCGTCACATACAACTCTAGAACCGTTTTCTAATTTAAATGATGTTTTAT